CTACCAGGTTGGCGTCGAGATTGATGATACGCCAACACTGTTTGACCAAGTTCCAGGGTCGCGCAAATGGCAGATCACAGCAGACAACGCCAGGCCTGAAACAATCAGCTACATGCGCCGGCAGGGATTTAAGATCAAAGGGGCCAAAAAAGGTAAGTGCAGCGTAGAAGATGGCGTGGAGTTCCTGAAATCGTATATAATCGTGGTTCATCCAAGATGCAAGCACTTAATTAGTGAGTTAAGCTTTTATAGTTACAAGGTGGACAAAATGACAGGGGATGTGTTACCAATCCTTGAGGATGCACACAATCACTGTATTGACTCTGCCCGTTATGCTTTGGAAAAACTTGCATTCAACCGAACTCAAATACACATTGGATAACGACCTATGAGCCGATGGAATCCCTTTACATGGGGCAGTAAACAGCACGGTCCTATTGAAACGAAATCATCGACTAAGGTTTTGGGTCTGTCCGAAGAGCTTGGCAGCTTTCTGAAGTTCGGCGCAGGCGGGACAGCGGTTACACCTACCAGCGCGATGAATCTCTATAACAGTAGCTCCGCTGTTTCGATACCGATCAACTATATCGCCGAAGCATTTGCATCAATTAATCCGATCCTGAAAGACGGAAATGAGATCATCACTGATCACCCAGTTCTTGATCTGCTACAGACGCCAAGCCCGTTTTACACACAAGACCTATTCTTCGAGAACTTGGCAAAGAGCTATCTAATTACTGGTGAGACTGAACTGATTGCAATCGGTAACGTTAACCGGCCACCAATAGAATTGCAGCCCATCAACCCGAAGAACGTGACAATAAACGAGGGCACCGGCGGCCTGGCGACATCGATGATTGTGTCAGGTGAGACACTTATCGGTGCTTATAACCTGACAAAGCAGGGGCGCGCATTAAGGTACCTGCGCGACAACCTTTCCGAGATCAAACAGATACGTAATTATTCAACCCGGGATAACAGCCTAATCAGGGGTCAGTCGTCGCTTGTATCTGCATCAGCTGAAGTTAGACAACATATCGAAGGCAATAATCACAACGTCTCATTGTTGGTTAATGGCGGCCGGGTTAGTCTCGTTTTTCATTTCGATGAAGATCTGAGCCCAGATGACTTTGACGCAACAAAACAAAGGGTGATGGATCAATATGCAGGCTCTCAACAGGCTGGCAAGATCGGCGTTACAGCTGGCGGAAAGCTGGACATCAAAGAGCTCGGAATAAATAACCGTGATATGGACTTTGCTAACCTTCAGGAGATGGCCAGAACGGCTGTGGCGCTTCAGTATAAATTCCCTTTGCCTCTGTTATCTACTGACGCGACTACTTTTAATAACTATCGGGAAGCAAAGGGCGCTCTTTACGATGATGCGGTCTTGCCTCTTGCTGATCGATTGTTCGGTGGTCTGTCAGACTTCCTTCTGCCCCGGTATGGTCTTGATCCTTCGAAAATACGTTTGAGCTATGATCTAGATCAGATAACTGCATTAGCCAGCCGACGAAACGAGGAATTAAAGCTTCGCCGGGACTTGAACCTTGAATCCACAAATGAGATGCGCTCACTACTTGGCCGTGAACCAATTGACAATGGTGATCAAGTATTAGTGCCGGCTACTATGGTCCCGCTAGGAACAGATCTATTCACATCTGATAACGAAGATGGTAAATCTGAACTAGCAAGGGACAAACATGAAAACTAAAACTATCGACTGGAATCAGATGTCAGAACTGGGGTTGATCGTAAGGATTAACAAAGAAATTTTACACCCTCTTGGATTGGCGTTGTCCAGAAACACAGAAACCGGATCGAGTGATGCTGTATTGGTTGCTGATGACGGGGCATGGGAATATTCAAAAAATGAAGATCTGCCTAATTTTGATATTCAGCATGTAAAAGCCACACTGGATGAGATTAAAAAGGGCAATAAATAGCCTTGACCACCACCTTAGCAGCGAAGGATACAAACAATGAATAATGACGTTATGGGTAAAGTAGTATTATTAGCTATTACAACAGTGGCTTTTGTGGTCACATGGTTGGCATGCCAAGGTTTTCTCAGTTTTATCATGTGGGACAATCTATTCTTAATTCCGTTAGATCAATGGCAATGGTACGCAAGAACTGGGCTTGGTTTTTGGGTGCTCGCTTATATTTGCTTGTCAATATCTATATTGGCCGAGTAGTAATATGGCTACCGCAGATGACGCACGCCGCGACCTAACCGAAAAAATCCGACTTGAACGCCTGTTGACCGATGAGTTGCGCGGGTTCAATCGACGGATGACTGCCGGGATGGTGCGTGAGTATGCCCGGACCGGTCGCGCGTTTGATGCCTCTACTGTACAGCCTGAGTTGACTGAAATATTACTGGATCACTACGAGCGTGTAAGCCCACAGTTTGATAACCAGATAACCGAAGTGCTGCCGGCCGACATTGAAGCAACACCCGAAGAGTCTGCAGCCATTGCCGCGGCTTTAGCTATCTTCTTCAATGGTAGGGCACCGGAGCAAGCACAGATAATCACCGATACAAATCAGCGTAACATTGATGCGTCGATCGACCAGGCAATTATGATAAGCCAAGAGGAAGCGGCAGCCGGTCGCCCACAGACCCGGATTGATATTGCACTATTGGCCGGTGCCGCGTTGAGTCGCAAGCTTGCTGGCAGAGTTACCGGAATCTCTGCATTAGAAACCCAAGCGCCGGCAGAAACCGCAAAAGCCACTGAAGCACAGGTTTTGACTGGCCAACCGCCGAGCATTACCGGTGGAACGTTGCGGGATGTGCCAGTTACGAAAGAGTGGGTTACCCAGGGTGACGAACGTGTTCGTGCTGCTCATATTGGTGCCGACAGTCAGGAACAGTCATTAAACCAGCCGTTTGAGGTAGGTGGTCAGTTATTGAGGTGGCCCGGAGATACTAGCTTAGGCGCCACCGTTGGCAATGTTATAAATTGCCGATGCAGCAGCATTACTAATACAGACGAAGTAATTGCCGAACGTCGAGAGCGAATTCGTCCAGCACCTGAACAAACTGCATCAGAGCAATTAGAAACCAGCGTAGAAAGTCCAACAATTGCGCCAAAGCCTACTCCAGCGCCGACGCCAACAGTGCCAAAGCCTGCTCCAGCTACGGTTACAACAAAACCTGTAGAGAAATCACCAGCAGTTATAAAAACCGTTCGGGAAGCATCACCAGATAAACCAATAAGGCCTGTCTCAAAATCCATAAATGCCACAAGAGTACAGGAGCAAAAAATATCGGCGGTTGATAGACCTCCAGAACTTCCGGCTCAGGTTAAATTAACAGGTGACGAATCTGCATATGTCGAGTACTACAAAGGTGATGGTTTTTATAAATCAAATGAGATTTTAAGGAATCCAAGCGCCTTTTCTGCCGGCGAAGTAAAAGACGCAAGGAAAATGCGCGACTCTATTAATCGGGCAGTTAATAAAAGCACGATGGAATCTGACGGCGTGTTGTTTAGAGGCATAAGAAGTCCTGAATTATTTGAAAATGCTGAAGCTCTGATTGGTAAAGATATTCCAATCCCTACACCTCAATCAACAGCGACAAATGCTGGATCAGCTATTGGTTGGTCTGGATTAGTTAGACTGAAGGGCGGTAAATTCTTAAGTGCAAATCCCGGACAAAGTGTAGTTTTCAAGATACGCACTAAGAAAGGCCAACATGGCATTGATTTGGAATCATTATCAATAGGAAACACAGCCGAGCGCGAAGTTCTTCTGGCTTCCGGTGGAAAATATAAAGTTGTGGGAGTTAGAAACCTAACTGATGGTTCAGGTAATGTAACCGCAAAAGTTATTGAGGTTGACTACGATGAATGATTACGAAATAGACTCAGAGACAGCTGATAGAGTCAATGCCACTAATTACGATATAGCTGATATACTAGCGGTTATTGACATCACATTGCCGGAGCCCGGTGAAATTTTAACAAGCCTGGGAGGCTAGCATGGCCCATTTGCACATTCATACTTTGCCCGATGGCGTTGAAACAAGCATCGCAGTTATTGATCCGGATAATGATCAGTTACACTGGCACACCATTGAAGGCGAGCGGACAACTACGGATCCGTTTGGCGATGGTCACACACACACATTCGAAGGCGCGACGACTTCCGGGCCTATTGATCGACAGAGCAACAAAGGGCAGCCTGTGAATATCGAACACGCAACACTATCTTTTAAAATGACAGAAACCAAAGAGCAGACGCTGGACGGCGCAAACATCGGCGTATTCTCTGGCCACCTTGCTGCATTTGCTAAGGATCGAATGGATGACGTGTTCTTACCAGGCGCGTTCAAAGAATCCCTCAGCCGTCACCGAGATGAAGACCGTCCTATTCGGATGCTTATCCAGCACGATTCAGACTTTCTGATTGGCGGGTTTCCGATATCCATGGCGCGTGAAGATGATAAGGGCTTGTTTGTTGTCGGCAATATCAATCTTGATGTGCAGCGTGGACGAGAAGCTTTTGCATTAATGAAGCAGGGCGTTCTAACTGATATGTCAATTGGTTTCTCTGTTGCCGGAGATGGCGGCGTTGAATTCAGGGATGGTATCCGATTTTTGAAGCAGGTAAATATTTGGGAGGGCTCGCTCGTAACAGAACCAGCAAACACTGCAGCCAAGGTTACCGAAGTAAAGACTGTTGTGCCATTTCAAGACTTGCCGCTGGCAGCGCGTGATCGTCCTTGGGATTCTAATGCCGCTATTGCCCGCGTGCGAGAGTTTACCGATTCAACAGAATCGCCTAGTTCTACTTACCGTCGGGCATTCGTATTCTTCGATCGTGAAAACGCAGATGACTTCGGTGCATATAAACTGCCTATTGCCGATGTGATTGATGGCCGCTTGACCGCCGTACCGCGTGGAATCTTTGCGGCGGCTGGAGCTGTTCAGGGTGCCAGGACTCCACTGGATATCCCTGAAGCTGACCGTCCTAGAGTGATTGGTCACATTGAGCGCTATTATGCCAAGATGGGACTGGATAGCCCATTCAGTGATGATGATAAGCAGTTCTTTGTAACTGATGATGTTAAGGCATGGACCGGTCGCGATATTGAGAAGTTTTTACGCAATACAGGCATGATGTCGAAATCAGCTGCTAAGACTTTGGCCGGAAAACTTGACCTCAAGCAGAAACCAGTTGAAAATGAAGAACAGAAAGAACTTCGTGAATTGATGAATGAGCTCAAAGGGTTCAAGAAAGAATTGGCGAAGTAATACCGATCGACGAGCTGGTGGGATGCCGGAACGTTGCAGCAGGCGGGATGTCTGAGGCCGGGAAGCGAAATTAAACGTAACCGACAACAGGAACATCCCTATGTCCGACGAAATTAAATTGTCAGACGTCATGCAAGGCGTCAAAGAGCTCCGCGAAGAACTCGACAAAAAATCACCAGACTTCGCAAAGATTGGGCGCATTGAAGCCGATCTAGCCAAGCAGGAAGAAAAGAACCAAGCCTTCCTGACCGACTCTAAAGCTGCTGAAAAACGTGAAGAAGAGATGAAGGAGCGCATGGACGTTCTAGAATCTGAACTTGCGCGTTCTGGCGGTAAAGGTGAAGGCAAGAACTACCGCGAGTCTGAAGAATTCAAGGCTCTTGAGCAATATATCAAGAAAGACATTTATTTGCTTTCACCTGAAGAAAAAGCGATTCTTCGTACTGACAGCGATGTTCAAGGTGGCTTCCTAGTAATGACCGAGATGGATAACGCCATCACTAAAAAGATCACTGAAATCAGTGCTATCCGGTCAATTGCTCGCGTTCGTACTATCGGCGCAAAATCCCTGGAAGTTCCTGTTCGTGATACCATTCCAACAGCTGAATATGAAGGCGAAGCTGAAACAAGTACCGAAGATACTTCAACTTATCTAAGCGAGACACTGACAGCATTTCGTCAGACCGTCACCATTCCGATTACCCAAGATATGCTGATGGATTCCGCTTTCGATATGGAAGCCGAAATCATGGGTGATGGTGGTGAATCATTTGCCCAGGGTGAAGGTCAAGGCTTCGTTGTCGGCACCGGCTTCAAACAACCTGAAGGCTTCACTGTTGATTCGCGTGTTGTTGCCAATGCCCGGACATCTGCGGTATCAGCGACCATCGGTTTTGACGACATGATGAACCTGACAGGTGACCTGAAAACCGGTTACAACCCTGTTTACGTATTCAACCGCCGGACTCTGGCGTTCTTGCGTACCCTGAAAGGCGGTGATGGCCATCCACTGTGGCAGCCAGGCATGAACGGCGTTGTGATGAATACCATTAACGGTTTCCCTTATCTGATCGCTGAAGATATGCCAGACATCGCGAGCAATTCGATTTCTGTAGCATTTGGCGATTTCGCCCGGGGTTACACCATCGTTGACCGCACCGGCATGGCTGTGATTCGTGATGAGGTTACTCGTAAGAAGAATGCGATTGTTGAGTTTACCCTGCAGCGCTGGAACACTGGTCAGGTAACTCTGCCGGAAGCCATCAAGTTGCTGAAGACCGCAGCGTAATAAATCAGTAATCAGGGGCTTCGGCCTCTGATACAGATAAATTTAAACAGGAGTTGCCGTCATGGCCGAATTTGACCTCCATAGTAATGTAAAACAGGAAGTGGCCCTGGATTCTCAGGACATCACAACCGATACAACCACCGTTGGTAATATCATCGACACCCGGGGCTTTGAGTCTCTGGAGTACGTGATTCAATCCGGCACCATCACCGATGGTACTTATACATTGGTGCTTGAACAGGGTGATGACTCTGGTCTGTCTGATGCCGCTGTTGTGCCGACCGACGAAGTGCTGGGCGTGTTAACAGGCTTTGTTGCCGCAGATGACGACGCCGCAAAACGTGTTGGATCAATTGGCAAGAAGCGCTTTCAGCGTCTATCGATCTTATCCGCAAGCACCTCGACTGGTGCGACCAAGATGTCGTCCGTGGCAGTGCTTGGCCATCCTCAATCAGCGCCGACTGCTGAGTAATGACTGGGGCCTTCGGGCCCTGATCTTTAATTATGAGGATGTCAAAAATGTCAAAAATCAAAGTTAAGTTTCTGGTTGATGGCAAATGGATGGATGAACCACGCGATCCCCCGTTTGATGTCAAAGCTGGCGACGAACGCGAAGTCTCTGCTCAATTGGCTAATTTTGCCATTGAGGCAGGCAAGGCTGAGTTCGTTAAGCCTAAGCAAAAACCTGGCCCGAAGCCGAAAGCCGAAAAGTCTGAAGCTAAAAAACCTGGACCTAAGAAAAAGTCCGAGTCTGGTCCTGAAGCAAAGGCTGAGGCTTAACCATGTTTGCCGTAACTCATCGAGTGGTGAATACAGCGGTTTATCAGCGTGTTTCAGTGGCCGCGTCTCCAGTTAGCCTGGCAGACATGAAGTCTTATCTCAAAATCACCACCACAGCTGATGATGCGCTTATCCAAGCGATGATTGACGCAGCGACAGAGTGGGGTGAAAAGTACACTGGCCGGGATTTCCGGGCTATTACTTGGGATCTTCTGCTGGACTGCTTCACTGATCGGATTGAATTGCGCCGTGATCCAGTTGCTTCGGTGACTACGGTTAAGCATCTGGTGGATGCCGTTCTCGTAACAGTGCCGGCTGCAACCTACTACCTTAAAAAACTTACTCAATCGTCTGAGATCTTGCTCAATGAAGATCAGGAATGGCCGACAGATACTGACAACCGCGAACAAGCCATTGAAATCCGCTTCGTAACTGAAGGATTTCAGTGCCAAGAGTCAATTATTGAAGCCATTAAGCGCCACGTAGCTTTTTGGTACCGTAACCGGGGCGACTGTGCAGACTGTAAAGGATCTGCTGAAGGTGCCGGTGTAACAATTATTTATGATCAATTCCGCATATCGAGGGTATAACCATGGCTGGCGAAACAGTATTAAACCGATTTGAACAACCTGGTACCGACCGGGACAATAAACTTGTCGTTGAAGGCTCCATGGAAACTGCGGGCGCGGCTGACCTGAAGACCAAGCTGGTGACTGTTGCAATCGGTGATATATCGACCGCTGGCAGCGTATGGGCTGTTCCTGGTGTTGCCGGTAGCATCGTCAAGATAAGCAACGTGATTGACACGACTATCACCACAGCGAATGCGGGATTGACTTTCGAAATCGGCGGGACTGCGGTTACCGGCGCTGCGATCACTATTGCATTTTCGGGATCTCTTCCTGGAGATGTCGACAGTTCCGCACCTAGTGCTCTAAACGTCATTACGGCATCTGAAGCCATCGAGATAGTCAAAGACGGAGCCAGTACCGTCGCATCGAACGGTGTGGTTACTTTCGAGATTCTGCCTAGCTAACTGTAAGGCCGCTAGTTAATGCTGGCGGCACACTTCTCGGAGTATTGTTGATGGCCAGTAAAACTGTAACTCTAAGCGATAGCGCTTATACAAAGCTTGATACAGGCGCTGCGTCTGCGCTTGACGTTCAAAATTTAAGCGTTGTCACCGTGCGCGTTCGCTTCGCATCTTCAGAGCCTGCGGCCAGTCCTATTGTTGGTTTTATCTTGGATCCGACTGATCTTATTGAGCGCGGAAGTAAGACGAACGATATGTGGGCAATATGCGTTGGCGCTACGGCCGCAGACGTAGAAGTTGGAGAGTAATAATGGCTCTTATATTTGATGATCAGAGAACTGATACAACATCTGTCTTTATCGTCCACAAGGGTGGTGATTTATCAGTGCAGGTCGAAGGGCTAGACAATGGCGTTGTCACCCCTGGGACCCTGAATGGGGCTTTGGTCCACACGCGCGTTAAGCAAGACACTCTCACAGATATTCGTCTTAGCAATGGTACATTCTCAGCCCCTGACATTATTTTGATTGATATGGAACCTGGTACATTATGGGCTGTTGAAGTTGTAGGTTTGACTGCTAATTTCGGTGTCAGTGTTAGCCGTATAGGAGAATAGCCATGTCCAATTTAGTAAAAGGCTTTCGACGTGCTAATGAGCAGGATGTTAGAGGCGTTAACGATCTGCCAGCACCTATTTTGAAAGATGGCGTTTTAACTATCGTTCTTGATCCCCGCCAATACGTACAAAATAACGACATAGATAGCGAATTCCCCTTGGCGCCACCTGTTGATGGTGGGCAAGCCACTTGGAAAACAATCAATCGTGCAAGCTGGAAATATACTGGGCCGGATGCCTGCTTTAGAGATTTAGAAGCAAATGGGTTCATTGAGTTGAATGAATTTAATGAATTCCAAGCGCCTGATGGCGCTATCTTTGATATGAAAACTAAATCTGGTGGTCAGTGGGGTATTCAGGCGTTCGGATTGCCTAGATTTACTAATTGCAAATCTTTAGGCACTATTGAGGGTAGTTCTGGAGTCAATGCATTCTTCGGATCATATACAAACTTTGAAGATGGACTTGTAATAAAAGACGCCACATTTACCGAACACGACACCATATTTGTTAATGGTAATGATAACCAAGTTCTTAACTATGATGGTCAAACGGTAAACTTTACCCGTGGTGAAACTGTAACAGGTGGAACGAGTGGGGCAACAGGTATTGTTGAGTTTGATCGTGATGATGGAGCAACAGGAAAGCTAACCCTTTCAGGTGTTTTTGGCGTCTTCCAAGATGATGAAACACTAACTGGATCATCTACAGGTGTTGCCGTAGTTAATGGCATCCTGGAGAACATGGTTATATTCACTGTTGAAGGAACCAACACAGCAGGCCCAGTAAACTTTTTTAATATTGATTGGTTTGCAGGAACTAATGAGACTTTATTTGATATTAAAAGAGAGATAGAGGCTAATGTAGACACCATCAGCTTGCTGAATAACCGTAGTCAGATAACAGCCAAACCTACGGCATTTGCTCCTAATAGTCTTGATCAGACTGATGTCAAAGTTACAGCATCAGATAATACCTTTTTCCCTGATAGCACAGTAAAAGGGAAGCTAGAATTTATAGATAATGCGCTGGTTACTGATCTTGTTACTGTAGATATTCCTGTCCCTATCAATACAATCTGGTCAGATGGAACGACAGAGGAGCGGCTTTGTTTTCAGGATTTCTGCACATTTGACAATACAACAAATACTGTGACCTCAGTTAAAGAGTCAGAGCTTGGTGGTGCCGCATTCAATCACGGGTTATCTAATGGCGATATTATCTTTCTAGTAGATGACGGCGGTCTCCCTGCTGAGCTGGTAGATAAGCAAGAATATTTTATTGTTAACTCAACCGCTACAACGTTCCAGTTATCTTTGACTCTAGGAGGGTCCGTT